CGACTGCGAGAAATTCGCTCCATGCGGGCGCATCTCCCTGCACAAATGCCGGAAGTACAAAGGCAGACTGGATGAATGCAGGGGATGTACGCTTGTACGCCGTAAAACTAAGACGGTTGCAGGTACGGAAGCCGGAAGAAAGGTTTGTCCACATTGCGGACGTTCCCTTCCGCTTCACCGGTTCTATAACAGGACTGTCAGATATGAGGATAAGGAATACCGATGTCTCACCTCCTGGTGCAAGATGTGTATGAGCGAAGTCGCAGCGGAAAGGAATCGTAATAATTAATTTAAAAATCTAATGAAAAACGTAACGAAAATAGCCAAGAAATCAGCCGGACTTAGCCAAAAATGTTCTGTATGTCCGATTATGAAAAGGTGTACTTTAGAGATCCATAGAGCTTGTTTTGACAGCTTTGTGGAGGGGTTCAAAAAAGATGTTAAAGCTACGGAAAAAGAAATGAATAAAAAATTCAAAGCGGAACAGAAATGAACAAGAAAGAGCAGCAAGCAATCGACTTTCTTCGCAGTATGGAACGTGACGATCTGCTATCACTCGGATTCTCCGGAGGTAAGGATAGTGTAGTTATACTTGACCTTGCTGAACGTGCAGGCATTAAGTATAATGCGATCTACGCTAACACCACAGTAGATCCACCGGGCACGATTAGCTTTATAAAGAAAAACTATCCGCAAGTGAGGATAATACACCCGGAAAAATCTTTTTTTCAGTTAATCGAAGAAAAAGGTTTCCCTTCCCGATTACGTAGGTTCTGTTGTGAGAAGCTGAAAGAGCGATACGGAATTGGTAAGCGAAGTATTGAAGGAATGAGAGCTTCCGAGAGCAGGAACCGAAGAGATTATGAGCCGGAGCAGTGTGATACAAGAAAATGGATGAAAGGAGCGAAGCATATTCTTCCTATTCTCACATGGTCGGAAGAAGATGTTTGGAATTACATTCGTGAACGCGGTTTACCGTATTCAAAGTATTACGACGCTCCGTATAACCTTTCTCGGCATGGTTGTGTAGGTTGTCCGCTCTGCAATTACAGGCAGATGCAGTTGGAGTTTAAGATGTTTCCCGGATATGCAAAACGAGTGATTGTAGCCGTTGAAAGATATATGAACACTCACCCCAATAATTTCCTTTCTCGCAATTTTGCAGATGAATATGAAGCTTTCTATTACTACATTAATGAGATATCTATTGCGGATTTTCAGGAACAAAAGAAAGGGTTGTTTAGATTTAGCTCAAGGGAAGTTATCAAAAGAGAAATTTTAAATCAATTAACGTAAAACAATATAGAAAGGAATTAATATGAAAAGTCAATTTATTCAAGACGTAGAGGCATTTGCTAAAGAAATGGCAGTACGCCTACCTAAGACTCATGAAGGTGGAATTATAATAATGGCTACCGATAACAATGACATAGCGAAGTGTATTATAGCCAGACCATCGCATCTAAAAGAATTAGTTGAGCACATGCTAACTGATGAAAAAATACAAAGCGATATTTTGGAAATCATATCAGAATACGATAGTGAATAACCCTCAAAACAGGAACAGAAATGAAAAAGACTTTTAAACAATGAGCTAAACAGGATAAAGATTTGGATGTTTTTTGTGCCCAGGTGATTATATTGACGAAAGGTTATACAACTACATAGCGGATATCATACCTCCTGCATATTGCTCAAGAGACCTTATGCAAAGATGCGATGCCATTAAAAATGAAGGCGATGTATTATATTACATCACAGTGTACAGAACCGATGATAATCAGTACTTATATCTCGGTGTTTTACCAGAATTTAAACAGATTAGAAAATAGTAATTATTGCATGGACATAATGATTCTATTCTGAGACAACCTATGAGTATCTGTTGAAACACATACAAAACATTTTTTTGTGTCGTTAGTACTCAAGTGCCCCACAGAATGATTATCTTTAAATAATATCCCTTCCCTGTTAGTATAAGCAGATAGAATCCTAATGGATATACTATTGATATCTAAGTCTTTAAAATCTGGTAATCGATAAGATATCGTTATGCTTTTTTGCCCTTTTTCAAAAAGGGTAAATGGAGTTATCCCATCACAAATGGATGCATGGTTTTCCTTACTATAATGTCCCAGACTATTTGTATCTAATAAAATAGATGCATTGGTGATAGTAGCAGTTTGATTTCCTATGTTTGTATAAAGAAGACAAACTTTTAATTCGTTATTTTCAATTAGAGCACCAGATATAGTTAAAGCAATCCCTTCCGTTTTCTTAAAATATTGTCTATAGCAATTATAGACAGTAACCGATACAGCGATGATAGATAAAAATAAAGATACAATATCCATAATTACGAGTTTTTGCAAACTTACTAATAAAAACTAACATTCTAATAATAAAATGCAAAAGAATAAGTGGAATAAAGAAGAAAGGAGAATAACCATGACCGAAGAACTTGTAACATTAGAAACAGCGGAACTGTTGAAAGAGAAAGGATTTTCAGGAAGAAAATATATTATAGATGTTTCCACTTTGCCCCATTGTTACAAATTTTTATCCGTTCCTCCGCAATCCATCGCTCAAAAGTGGTTACGTGAAACTAAGAACCTGCATATCGAAATACCCTATATGTATGGAAATTATTGGATATATGATATATTAACAATTCCGAATCACGACTTAGTAGGATTGTCTAACAGACCTATTATCCATTATAATACCTACGAAGAAGCACTTGAAGCAGGATTACAGGAAGCATTAAAACTTATATGATTATGAAAACAATATTATTTACAATTATATGTATTATCGCCCTATTATGGGTTGGAGATCTCACAATTACATTTAAGCCGTTTTCTATATCACTTCCCGGTTGGTATAAGCCTGTAGGTATCCTTCTATTTTTTCTGTCAATGACGATATATACTATAGGGGAATATACTAGATGCTATAAACAGGGTTTCGATGATGGGATAAAAAAATGTGTTGAAATACTTAAAAAGAAAAATCCATGAGCAAACTATACAAAGTAACCATTTTCGGGGAATCATTCTTAATCGGGTGGTTCCCTTTTTTCTTCACGCTGGTATAACAAACTAAAGATAATCAAATGATAGTACGCCATTTTATAAGAGTTCCGGTTGGAAGTATAGTCTATTGCAACAATCAGCCGGTTAAAATACTGGAGAGAGGATATGCCCTTGCTCTATGTGATGTCAATGGGAAACGGGTATATATCACCTGCTATGATTTGGAAAAGAAACCATTCGTCAGTACGAATGAAGAAGAATGAAAAAGAGCCAACCCACGCACGACCATGAATCAGCTCTTCCTTACACGATTATGATGCAAATATACTATTTACTTTTAAAATAATCGTGTTATGAAACTGGATTTTAACAAAATAATTCGTCTTAAAAAGATTCGTATCGAGAAATCAGAACTTTCAGAGGAAGAAAATACCTTGACTTCCCCGATTTTGAAAGACAAAAGCCTTATCCATGAAATCTACAAAATTTTCGTTGAGTTGCTGAATGAGAGGGGATGTCCACCGAATATTGACAGTGTTACCCAGCGGAAGAAGTTCATTTTCATTATCCTATACCTGTTTTCTCCAAGCTCGCTTGCTGGTGGAAAAATGACAGCAGGGTTACGTGAAGAGATGTCAAGGGTATTGGGTGTTCAGTCCAAGAGTACAATTTCCGACAATTGTGCTGATGTCGTGTTTCTGTATCAGAATTATGGGGACTTTAGTGGAGATATAGAGTATCTTTACACCGAAATCGTAAATCGGTTAAGAATTAAAGGGCTAATCAATTAACAAAGCGATAAGAATTACTTACCGCTTTGTTTTTTTAACTCAATTTTGAGCCATCGAATTATAATTATTCATATATTTACGATGTTTTTCTGCACAAAATTCTTTGTATTATGTGTATAACTCCGTTTTTAAGCATACATAAAGGTTGATATATTAGTATTAACTTTAAAAAAGGAGGTTTTATGTCTGATGATAAAGACTATTATGAAAAAGAAGAACGAAGAATAGTGAAAAATGCCACAGAAAAAGGAGTACCTTTTGAAACAGCTGCAATCATTAGCAGAAATATAAGGCAGGAGGGATTAAGAGATTATGAATATCTTCAAATGCTCAAAGGTAAATTGAGTGATGAAATTAATCGTAAAAAGTAAATCAACAGGCCGGAGTTCAGTGCTCCGGCTCAATTTTATACAACTAACAGAATTAATATTCTAATAAAAAAGTAGAGAGATATTATAATTCCTACCCCTATAATGCTTTTTGTTACCCAGTCATGTTTAAATACATCATACTTAAACATTCCACCAGGTACAAATTCGTGGGCTACATATTTTGCTTTCCAATACCCAATGCCAATAAACGTCATTCCTAATCCAAGTCCTAAAACATATCTTCTTTCAATAAATTGTATATCAAATATCATTGCTGCTGCGGAAAGAAGGATGCCACATAAAAGTACTAATTTCCACCAATAATCGACTTTAAATAATTGTCCTAAATCCATAATTCTATCTTTATTTATAGTATTCTTTTCCTTGTATATTTTCATGGTCCGGCATACGTGGTTCTCCGTCAAAATGGATTTTACCTCCGCAATGGGGGCAGACGATAACGTTTTCTTCCTCTTCCTTATCTTCCCCTATCAGTGTTGTAATAGACACATTGAGAGCATCAGCTATTTTTAGAAGATTATCCAATGAGGGGGATGATTTTCCAGTCACGATATTGCTAACTGCAACCTTTGAAATGCCAACCTTTTCCGCAAGCCAAGCGGAAGTGACGTTTCGCTCGCTCATTATTTCTTTTATTCTCAAATCCATAAACTATACTTTATTTCAATTACTCCGCAAAGTAACGCAAACTTTATCAAATAACCTAATTAGGATAAAGTTTGCTTTATTAAATAATGTTAAGTAATAAATAAAACTTTATCAAACTTGTTGTGTTTAATAAAGTTTGCTTTATCTTTGCATCATCAGAAACGAAGTAATAACAATTAAAACATATAAGATATGAAAGCAACAGAATTTAAGAAAGGTCAATCAGTAGTCGTAACTACTAAAAATGGTAAGGTAGAAGGTACTATTTCAGGTGTTGATATGAATGTTTGCACTTTTGAAGTTGAATACTCTGTGGATTACCTAAAAGAGGGCAAAACATGGACTATGATTTGTGTGCCTGCAAGAGCGATAGAATTAGCATAAGTTTAATCAGCAGGGCGAAAGCCCTGCGCAATATAGAAGAATATGAAAGAAAATATATTTTTAAAAGCAGTTATAGAAAAACCGTTATTGAATAATGAACCAGAAGTTTTACACCTTTTCGTTCAAATAATCAATGAAATAACTTCTTGTATGTCAGAAGACGAGTTAAAGGGCTGTATGAACTCTTTAACAGTACAATACCCTTACTTTAAACTGTTTTTCGATTATGATTTCGGACATAATCATATGTGGGTGAAAGCATCAGGTTCTTTAGAAAGATTGATATTGGTTGAGTTCTAATCCGGTAGCTTTCGAGCTACCACAATATACACGATTATGAAAGCAGATTTAGTTTTAGTTATCAGCCCTGAAGCCCCACTGATGAAGCAATTGGGCAAAGTATTAGGTAGGTTGTGCTCTATGTGTGACTTTTCTACCATAGAAAGAGGCGAAAAGTATGTCACGATACGGCATGATGAAACCGGGATTGTCGTGGCTTATACGAGTGAAGAAAGATTGAACGTGAGACATTAAATATAGATTGATTATGAACAAAGAACTTTTAAAATTAGCATACCAATCTCTCAAACGTCAATTAGACGGTATCAGCAAAGATAGTTGGATATGGTTGGATTTCTTTGAAGATGAAAAGGTAGGATTTGAATACTTCAAAGAACAGATAGAACGGGACGAAGATTTCGCCTGCCTGCAAGACGAGACATATTACTTAGGCGAAGATTTAGACGAGCTGGCGTATGATATAGCTTATGAAATTGCTTCAAAGTTGAGAAGAAATGATTTCTTTCATCAATGCGAGCAATGTATGTTAGAGAACTTATAAAATAAATGATTATGGATGAACATTTCAAGAAGAAGTACGGTGTCTATGACGGTATAGATACAAGTATATTCAAGCATATACCCGAAATAAGCTGCTATAATCTAAACTATTTCATAGGCTTAAAGAGAGGTAACAGCGTAACACATGACTTGCTTTTTGCGCGTGGGGACGATGATAATCAAGTAGATTGGTACATTATAAACGGCAAATCGGCTACATACATAGGGTATGAGTTTACTGATAAAGGTGTGCTTAATCTTAGTGATGTTGAATTTACTTAAAAATGAATGATTATGGATATAGTAAAAGAAAAAATAGTGACTAATAGAAAGGCGAATACACCGCTTTCGATAGGAGATAAGCTGTATAAGTATATAACATTACGAGGTATCGGTGTTTATGAAGTGTGTGGATTTATAGATGATTTTATCCTTGTAAAATCCACATTTTGCAAGAATTTCGGTGTAGAATCCAAGCATCCATGTATAGTTAAAATAAACAAGGTCGATGGATTGAAAGACGTTTACAAGTATGTAGAAATGATGCAGACTTGCGGTTTTGACACATTCACCTCGACAGATGATGATGGCGAAGAAATAGAGATTGACAGATCGTATATGTGGCACACCGATGATGATGGTTATTACTATGTAAGCAAGAAAAAGTGTGCAGAAAACAAAGGACAGAGAATAATATCTGATTATCGAAAGAAGATTGAAAACAAAAAGCAAGAGATAAAAAATATTCAGTCTGCTATTGAAAATATGGAGAACCATATAAAAGACATAGAAAATTGGATAAATGGTGTTGAATTAAAATAGAGATTGGCTTATGAACTCAATTAACGACGAAAGAGGTTGCAGCGTATGCCAGCCCGGTAAGGAGAATTACACTACCTACAACACCAAGTTGAAAGGTAAGAGAGTAAGAATGTACCAATATGACTATCGCACTGAAAGTGGCGAACTGTTTGCTTGTTGTGCACCTACCTTAGAGGCGTGTAGAGAAAGACGGGATAAATGGCTTAGTTCACGACAATAAACCGATTGTCGTGTATAACGATTGAAGATATTTCGTTATCTTTGGTTGTGGTAGTACCTTTGGGGTACAACCTTTTATGGTATAATTTTTTATAACGATATAGTAATATGAAGATTAGTTATAATGGGCAAGAGATAGAAGCGTATTCGCTTGTAATGACAAAAGAAAATGCCTTGGCTATTTTAAATGGCAAAAAAGACATAGAAACACGTATGCTTAGTACAAAATACGAAAAAATGTTCACGGATTTTGCGCAAGTTGACGAGAATGAGAAATTAAGAAAATCGGGGCATGAAGATGAATGCAAGCCTGTCTTAAGAACTGATATAGAGGCTATCCATTTTTATAGTACTGGTGCACCATGGACACTTGATGTTGCCATTGATGAAATTGGTATAGGTGAAGTAACAGAAGAAGGTATAAAATTCATGCACGATGAATTTGATTTTCACGATTTTGATGAACAATTAAAAGAGTTCAAGAAGAATCCACCGAAAGAGCTACCATTATTTTACTATTTACATATTTGTGAAATCATAAGTCATTCAGGTTTGAAATAATATAAGCCATTTCGGTGGCTTTGTTTGTTGGTAAAAAGATTGTTTAATTAAAAAATTAAGATTATGCCAGAAACGTATGCAACGGATGCAAGTGGTCGAAAGTATCGTACTCGAAAAGATTATGAAGCAGGTCGTTTTCAGTCTACCGGTAGAAATGCAGCTCAAAGAGCAAGAATTAACCGCCGTATAGGAGGCAGAGTTGTCTAATGAAGAAAGCGATAGATATAATTAAAGCTGTCGCAAAGAAGACTGACAGGGTTATATTGTTTCACTCGGCATCGGGCAAGGACAGTATAGCCCTTTTAGACCTAATATCACCTTATTTCAAAGAGATCGTTTGCGTCTATATGTATGTCGTTAAAGACTTATCTCACATTAATCGGTATATAAATTACGCTTGTAAGAAGTACCCTAATATGAAATATATTCAAATTCCGCACTTTGCTCTTTATTCATACAGGCGCATTGGATATATGGGATGTGTCAAAAATGAGAAGCAAAAGTTGTACAATATGGCTCAACTTACCGATATAGTAAGGGAGAAATATAATATTGAATGGGCTTTCTTTGGTTTCAAGCAATCTGATTCGATGAATCGACGTTTAATGTTACGCACATACGATATGAATGGAATCAATGAAGCACAAAAGAAGTGCTATCCATTATCGGAATATCGGAATAAAGATGTATTGGAGTACATTAGTCGAAAAAGTCTAATCAACCCCGAATCATACGGAGGGAAACATCAGTCATCTGGTACTGACATAACGGATATTAATTACTTGTTATTTCTTCGTTATAAATATCCATGTGATTTAAAAAAAGTTATAAATGAATATCCATTGGTAGAACGGAAATTGTTTGAATATGACTATGAAAGAATTAAAACAAAGTGAAACAAGGGTTATAAAACGCTTCCAAATAAACCTTAATCCGATTAATCCTAAAAGGCATTCGGACGAGAAGGTAAAACTGCAAAAGAAAAATTTGCAGAAAGTTGGTTTTCTTGGTGGTATTGTATGGAATGAGAAATCAGGAAATCTGATTGACGGGCATCGGAGAATTAAAGCAATGGATTTGTTTAACTAAGTTACGAAAAGAGTGTAATTTATTGGAAATGAGCGTAGGTTAATTGCTCATGATAGTAATAGGTTACGATTTAGTTAGTTATCTACTGCATCATCCTTCTGCGCATTGCGTAACCTTCAAAGAACTCTTCGTATGCAAAAGTAACAATAAAACGGGAGATTTTGAAATGAATCTCCCTAATTTTTTTCTTCTCATACAAGTTTTTCCGTAAAAGCGGTTTTATCCGTCGGTACACCATCGCCCAAAAGGATTTTGAACGGACGTATGCCGACTGCCGCATAAGCGGCGAAAAGGGCTTTGCCTCACGCCTAAACAACAGTTTAGACTGATGATGCAAGGCCCATTTCTTTTGTGCTTATGCCAAAGAGGTGCTTTTACGGGTTCGCAGATGATTTCTTTTTCCGCTGTTCCTTTGAGCCGTAAGCGGAAAGCCGTGTCTGACCGCCCGATCCATAAATGGAACAAGCCGTCATGCACGGCAGGCAAACCGGGAAGAATGATTTTATCCGTCAGACCGGACACGCTCGGACAGACATATAAAATCATACTTCCTTGCCGGTGGTTTACCCGGTTCCACGCTTCCGGCTATGTCCCTTTTCCTTTTTGGCGTTTTCCCTTTTTCACGGATTTCTCTTTTGAAGTTTTCCTGTCTAATCTGCCTCCACTTCCGTTTACCTCCATTTTCGCGTCTTTCAGTGAGCCGCATCAGGCAGTCATTTCCGTTCTGGGCGCAAAGGTAATTCCGGGATTGGACGGGAATGCAAGGTCAAGCCTCCTGTTTTCGGAAAAAATCTCCAGCCCTGCGGGTAGTATTTTTCCCGAAAAACCTTGCATTCCCTAATCCCTACCTTTTCAAGCACCCGAAACGAAAA